ACCTGCTTATGTACTTGAGGCATGGATAGTAGAAGATCCTAAAAAAGATAAAGCCTACTCTAGCTATGGTATTGAAGTACCTAAAGGCACATTAATGGTAACAGCTCAGGTAACTGATAAAGAGTACTATAATGAGCTAGTAGCAAATGAGCAGATAGGATTCTCTATTGAGGGATTTCTAGGCTTAAAACTAAGTAATCAAATAATAAATAAATATAGTATGAATAAATTACCTGATGGAGAACATCTAATTGATGGTAAAATCTATGTCGTAGTAGACGGTGAGATTATCGAAATTAAAGATGCACCTGTTGCTGCTGAAGAGGCATTAACAGAAGAGATTGCACTAGAGACAGTAGTAGAAGAGGAAGTAGTTACAGAGACACCTGCCACAGAACAGATGGCTATTGATCCTGCTGCTGATGCTGAAGCTATCCTGGCTATAGTACAACCTGTAATTGATGAGCAAATCAATGCTATTATAGCAATGATAGCTGATTTAAGAAATCACATGGAAGAGGTTATGGCTGAAGATGTTGCTACTGAGGAAGTCGTAGCTACTAAATTATCACAGCATGATAAATTCTGCATGGTAAGTAAATTTTTAAACAATAATAACTAAATAAAAAACAAAAAAAATGAGTAGAAAATTAAAATTTGACTTGGACATTGATGCTAGTGCATTATTACAAGCTAACAGCGAAGCATTCTATAGCCGAGCTTATTTGAATGAGGAAGTAGTAGATAACTATCGTACACTACCAGGTGTAAAGTATAAGACTAAAATCTCTAATATTACTTTTGGACAGGTATTGCAGGCAGAGAATTGTGCTTGGAATGCTAGTAATGATGAGCTTGCATCTGTAGAGATTGATGTATGTGGATTATCAGCTATGGCAGAAATTTGTCAATTCCAATTAGAGCAGTCTTTTGTATCATTACAAATGACTAAAGGATCTAATGGAGATTTCTCTGTTGCATCTTTCATGGATTTTTATTGGAATGAGATGTCTAAGACTATTGCTGAGAACATTGAGAAATTACGTTGGTCAGGTGATACTGAATCAGAAACTGCTGCTCTTGCTTTATGTGATGGATATAAGAAGTCACTAGTAGCTGATGCTGCTAATGTAATTGAAGTAGGTGGAGCTACACCTCCAGCTGTTAATGCAGGAAATGTACTTGCTACATTGGCTACAGTATATGCTGCCATCCCTCCTGCTGTAATTGCTAATCAAGAAGAGTTACGAATCTATGTATCTTCTCCTGTAGCTACTGCTTATCGTGCTGCTGTTGCTGCATCTAACACTCAAGCTAACTTGACTCAAGCATTAGACTTTACTTATCTTGGAATAAAGATGGTATTATGTCCTGGAATGCTTAGTAAGTCTACTATCGTGGCTTCACCTAGAGGAAATTTTATCTATGCTTTTGATGCTGAAGGCGATGGTAAAGCACTGAGAGCCATTAACTTAGCTGATACTGTTGCTGAGCCTGTTATCAGAACTCGTGCTAATATGAAAGTAGGGTTTACTCATGTTAATGGTAATGAGATCGTATTCTACAACTCTGCATCTTAATTAACTAATTTATAAATCTAAGGGAGTGAAAGCTCCCTTTACTTAAAACTTATATTATGCCTTTAGGATGCGATGCATTAGAAACAATAACAAAATCCTGTGACAACAACACAGGTGGTATTAGAAAAATATGGTTAAATGATCAGGAGAATATCACTACTGATCCTGTTGTTGCAGTAAATGGTGAGGTAACTACATTAGCTACCTCTGTAAATTATACTGAATTTGAAATTAACAGAAATACAGGTAATTATACAGAAGAGACTGCATCAGACCTAATCAATGGCTCTACATTTGTAACTCAGACTATTACTCTTATGTTTAATAGAAGAGATGCTGCTAAGTCAGAAGCTATTAATATCTTAGCTTCAGGTCAAAGATACTTAAGTGCATTAGTATTAGATGCTAATGGATTGTATTGGTACTTTGAGAACCTACAATTAACTGCAACAGGTGAAGGATCAGGCACAGCTCGTGCTGATGGCAGTAAATATTCCGTTACACTTTTAGCGGAAGCTGACCACCTTGCGTGGACAATAACTGAAGCTGCTGTAAATAATAATATTTAACATTAACACCCTAATAATTAAAGCTCTGCATATTGTAGAGCTTTTTTTTTAAACATTTTTTGACCTTAGTATAATATAGTTATATGATATACATTAAAAAAGATGAGGTCAATCAGATAATCCTTACCCTAACTGAGGTAAGTACACTGCCTACTCCTTATTATTTATTTGTTTTTCAGAATGAAATGGACAAGCTGTCTGCACCTATTACATTCTACACTGCTGATCTATCAGCTTATCCTGAAAGATTCAATCAGTTTGAGCTAGATGAGCCTGTAGATTTGGAACTAGTCAAAGGACAGTATACATACAGCATCTATGAGTCAAGTACCACACCTCCAACTATTGCTAACTCTACAGGAGTAGTGATTGAAGAGGGTAGGATGGTAGTAAGTGGACCAATAGTATCATCAATTTATGAATAATTATGGCATTAAAAGACTTTTTTAAAACAGTAAAGCATGAAATAGTAGAGGGATATCAATCATTCTCTACTCCATTCCTTAAAGTAGGAGGTGCTAATTTAACTCTACCATATGTAAATGGTAGGAATCAGACTAATGGCTATATTCCATTTGGGCAGGATAACCTATTCCCTGAGCTACTCAATCAGATATTCTATAGCAGTCCATTACATGGCTCTATTGTAGGGTATAAAGTGAATGCAGCTGTAGGAGGTGGATTTAATATAGTAGCTGATAGACTTACACCTCAAGATAAGCTAGAGCTATATACACTAGAGAGAAAATTAAACATAAAAAAGGTAGTTCCTGCAGTAACTCAGCAACTAATTCTGCATAATAGAGTATATTTTAAGCTATGCTTTGATGATAAGATGAAGCTGACTAAGATAGTTAATCTATCCCCTGAGAAACTTAGAGTAAATTTAGATAGAAAGAGATACTATATTTGTGATGATTGGTCTAGTAGAATAGGAGTACAGGAGATAAGAAGATATACTCCTACCTGTAGAGACTATGAGCAACTATTCGTGTATGAGGTAGAATGTATTGGGCAGGATTTCTATCCATTACCTCAGTACACCTCAGCTCTAAACTTTGCTTTCTTATCAGGTGAACTTAGCTACTTTGCTAAAAGTAATATCCAAAATTCAGTCTTTCCTAGCTTTGCTATGATGTTCCCTAAGAGACCTCAGTCTGAGGAGGAGAAGAACATGATAAGAAATACCATTGATAGATTGAAAGGTGCTGCTAATGCAGGTAAAGCTGTAGCATTCTTTGCTAACTCAGCAGACCAACTGCCAAAGATAGAGTCACTACCTACCAATGGTAATGATAGTCTATTTCAAGAGGCATCACAGCTGAATACTGAGCAGATTTGTTTCTCTCACACCATTGATCCTATACTTATGGGTATTCGTACTACAGGCTCACTAGGTAATGGCTCAGATATTAAGCAGGCTTACATCATATTTGAGAAAAATGTAGTAATGCCATTGAGAGATATGGTATCTGACATCTTTAATGAGCTGTTATTTATAGCTAAAATTGATGCAGATTTTACTATCAATAACTATCAGATAATTAACGAGGCAATAGTAGAACTTGAGGGAGATACCTCTAAGACTAATGATGCACTTAATAGTCTATCACCATTAGTAGCTACTAAAGTACTTGAGACTATGACTGAGAATGAGATTAGAGCCTTAGCATCTTTACCTCCTGTACCTGGAGGAGATAAAAGCAAGTCACAAATTGCACAAACACCTATAATATAATGCTATACTTTATAACAGAAACATATCTAAAGAATAACACACCCATCACAGCTAATGTAGATGTCAATAATGTTACTCCTTACCTAGCTACTCAAGCTCAGCTAAGAATCATGCCTATCTTAGGTACTACATTCTACAATGACTTGCTAACTAAGTACAATGATCAGACATTAGATCCTGATGAAGAGGTCCTAGTTACATTCATACAGCCAATTATAGCATGGAGAGCTGCAGAAGATGCTGTATTTGGTCTATCATTACAGCTAAAGAATAAAGGATTGCAAACTCAATTCGGAGATAACAGCTCATCAGTAGATAGAGGTACTATAGCATTCAGTATGGAACACTATGCACAAAAGGCTGCATTCTTTGAGCAAAGATTGATAAGATACTTATTAAAGAACAGAGCTTTGTATCCAATATTCACAGGTACTACTAACCGAGATACTGACCTTAGACCTATGATTGATGGCTGTAGCTGTCTATCTAATGGATTGCTTGAGTGTAATGGTCTATGTGGAGGTGCAGGTAACAATGGTTACAATAATTCAATCTTAATAATATGAAGCACTCAGGAGTCTTATCAATTATAGTATTCAGTACAGGATACTTAACAGGCATATCATTAATTTGTGAGCCTGCTCTATATCTTAAGCTAGCAGGAGCTAGTATAATAGGCTACCTTAGTTTTATTCTAGCATTACAAATGGAGGGACACGAATGAAAGCACAACTATCACTATTACTAATATCAATTCAATCACAACTTTTGACTCTTATCTCTATATGCTTTGCATTCTTTTTACCAATAAGTGGGATACTGCTAATGATAGGAGTACTAATATGCATTGATACTTTTACAGGTATTTGGAAAGCTAAGAAGATAGGAGATAAAATTACTAGCAGAAAGCTCTCATCTATAATCAGCAAGTTAGCACTGTATGAGGTTACTGTTATTATGTTCTTTTTAATAGACCAATTCATACTAAATGATATCATACTAACTTTTTTTAGTGTACCATTTATGCTCACTAAAGTAGTGGCATTGGTCCTAGCTTCTATAGAGGTGATGTCTATTAATGAGAATTATAAAGTAGTAAAAGGAATAGACCTATGGCAGTCAATGAAGTTATTATTTGCAAGAGCTAAGGATATTAAAGAGGACCTAAACAAACTGAAATGACTAGATGGGAACTAACATCTAAATACGGTACTGCTAATGTAACAGGTGCAGGTTACTT